GTGGGTCCGTGGTCGCATCGAACCTACAGATTCGGAAATGAAGAAGCTAACCACGGCGGTTCGGGACTTCAAAAAGCTTCCCATGGAAACGGCAAGGGAAGTGATGAAGCGCCTAAGCTACAAGGTCATTGACCGGACGCCGATTGATACGGGGCTTCTCGTAAATAGCTGGATTCCGACTAAAGGAAAGGCGTCTACCCGCCTGATTAAGACCACGGATATAACTCGTAAGAAGCCGAAGGCAAAGGTGCGAAAGGTTATCTCTGAGCTAAAGCCGGGGCAGAACTATTACCTGACGAACAATCAGCCTTACTCTCTAATCATTGAGATGGGTCGGAATGAAGGTCCGCCAGCACAAGGGTCACGACAAGCCCCATACGGTATGCTTCGTCTTACGGTAGCTGAGTTTCAGTCGATCATTAATCAAGTGGTTAGTGGCGACAAAAAGCTCTTTATAGAGATCGAGTGATGAGCACATACTTTAACGATATGCAGGCGGCGCTGGACAGCCAGCTAGATTCTCTCGATAGCACTCCAGTGGCGTGGCCTAATATTCCCTACGAGCCTGATGCCGGAACGGTCTACTTCCGCCCCAGCCTTCTCCCCGGCGACACCGCTCAGGTTACGCTGGGGGCTACTGGGCAGGACGAGACTAATGCCATCTATCAGGTGGATGTGGTCGCTCCCCGTGGATCAGGCCGTCCTACTCAGCTAGATACGATTGCAGACCATTTTAAGCGGGGCACAGTTCTGTCCTATAATGGAACTAAGTTGCGGGTCCGTTCTGTTAGTATCGGCCCTGCGATATTAGAAGGCGCGTGGTATTTCGTGCCTGTTTCTATCAACGTGCAGACATACACAGGGGCACGATCATGACTATTGCAAACGGCGCACAACATAGTCTGCACTACGTTGCAGAAACCACTTACGGAACCACGCCTTCCACTCCGACTTGGACGCCTGTTCCTCATACCGGAACGACCCTTGCTCTTACGAAAGATGCCGTGGAGTCCGAGAAGCTTCGAGGCGATCGTCAGGTTGAGGACTTCCGCCATGGGAACAAGAGCGTTTCCGGCGAGATCACTGGCGAGCTTGAATACGAAGCCTTTGACGATCTGTTAGAAGCCGCGCTCTGCGGTAGCTGGACCACGGACGTTCTCAAGGCTGGCGTGACCCGTCGCTCGTTCACCTTTGAGCGGAAGTTCGCGGACCTTGCCATCGCTGAGTACCACCGCTACACCGGCTGTGAGATCAACAGCATGGCGCTCAGTGTTAGTCCTAACTCGATGGTCACTTGCACCTTCGGGATTATCGGCAAGGACCTGACGACCAACACGACTCAGGTGGCTTCTAGCACCTACAGCGCTGACGTTGGGAACACTCCCTTTGACTCCTTTACCGGGTCAATTACGGAGGGTGGCTCCGCAATTGCGACGGTAACGGCTTTGGAGCTTTCCCTTGAGAATGGCATTGAGCCCTTGTTCGCAGTTGGTTCGGCTACGACCCAGCGCCCCGCTATCGGTAAGTCTCGGGTGACGGGTACGCTTACGACCTACTTCGAGTCTAAGGCGCTCTATGAGAAGTTCTTAAACGAAACCAGCAGCAGCATCGCTCTGACCCTGACCGACCTTGACGGGAATGATTACCTGATTGAGATCGGGAATGTTAAGTACAACTCTGGTCAGCCTGATGTGTCCGGGGAAGGGGCAATCACGATTGCTATGGACTTCGTGGGTCTATATGACTCTTCGGACGCCTCTAACATCGTGGTCACTCGGACTGCTGCATAACCCATAAAAGGGCGGGATTATGGAGTTCAATAGCTTAGCTACGGCTGTCTCCCATGAAGCCGGGGCAGAGGTGAATATCCTCTCCCCGGTGGACGGGAAGCCTACTGATGTCTTCATCACTATTCAGGGCGCTGACTCTAGGGAATGGCGCAAGCAGAAGAAGAGGCAGACATCTCTCATCATTGCCGCTAAGGCCAATGACAAGCTTCAGGACCTCGACTATGACGCGATGGACGTTGAGGCCCTTGTAGCCGTAACCCTTGGCTGGCGCGGTATCGTCAAGGATGGCGAGGAGTTTAAGTTCAGCAAGGCTAACGCCAAGGACTTGTACAATCAGGCCCCGGCAGTAGTCGAGCAGCTAATCACCTTCCTCGGTGACGGCGCCAATTTTACCAAGGGCTAGTTGATGAGTTCGTAGCCTTTGGGCGCTGGTGTATAAAGATGCACTCGGCTCCCGAAGGCTCATCAATTAGCCGGTATGACACGCTGAAGCAAGTAGAGAAGTCCACAGGACGCACCCCGCCTGAGCTTCTTAGCGCCCCCTCTTTATCTAATCTCCACGAACACGCTTGGGAAGCGTATACCTCTCTCAGGGAGTATACTTATACTGAGCTGGAAAGTTATATGCGCCTAAGTGGCTATGAGTTAGATTGCTGGGAGGTCGAGGCAGTCATGACTTTGGCGAAGCATCGCGGGGTAGAATCAAAATGACTACTGAAGTCGGCACTCTACAGTTTAAGACCGAGACCCGAGATATCGTAAGGGCCGAGAAGGAGATCGCTCGGCTTGAGAAAGAAGTCGCCAAGATCGAGAAGAGCCAGCAGCGCGCAGCCGCTCAGGCCGTAAAGCTATCTAACTCCAAGTACAAAGTAGCGCAATCCGCAGCACGAGCCTCTAAGGAGTTCAAGGCCGTAGGCTTTGAGTTCATGAAGGTCAATATAGAGGCCAAGAAGACCGCCCAAGCCGTCACTCAAGTAGAAGTAGCGACCGAGCAAGCCACTCGTTCCATGGACAAGATGGAAGCGGTGGCGATGAAGGGTCGTGGAGGCTTCCGTGCAATGCGTGGGTCTACGGCTCAGCTTGGGATGCAGATTCAGGATATGGCGGTTCAGGCCCAGATGGGGACGAACAGTCTTATCATCTTAGGGCAGCAGGGTCCGCAGATCGCCTCCCTCTTTGGCCCGGGCGGAGCAATCCTTGGTGCATTCATCGCCATCGGCGCTGCTGCTGCCAATGTGGCGTTTGGCCTAGGCAAGACATCCGAAGAGACTGATAAGCTCACTAAGGCCATGGATGGGCTTGACAGGGCCATGTCTCGTGCTGAAGACGGCTCTTTTGGTCTTAGCCAGCAGATTCAAGAGCTTGCTAAACGATCTAAAGAGCTGGCAGCTATTGAGATAGCTCTTGGCGTCGCTAACGCAAAGATTCAGTTTCAAGAGGCTGGGAACACCATTGTCGAATCCATAGGCGCAATGAGTGATGCCTTGCGGTTTAGCGAAAAAGACTTTAGGCGATTTGCCGACTCAGGGGACTATCTAGTTACGGCACAAGGCCGGGTTGGCGAGCAAATGAGGTTGGTGGCGGCAGAGGTTCAGGGCCTCCAGACTGAGTTTGGGATTACATCCAAGGAAGCAACTAGCCTAGGCGAGGCGTTTGCCCGATTTAGAGCTGACCGCTCAGCCGAGAATCTAGCTGCTCTTAAAGAGGTTGCGTCCGGTCTTGCTGATACTGTCCAGAACAATGCCAATCCTCGCCTTAGAGACTTGGTTAAGATTCTTAGCGATCAGTTACAGAATGCGCAAAATGCTACAGATGCATTAGGCGCATATAACGAGGGCCTCAAGCTTACTGGTGATTCTGCTGAAACAGCATCTACTAAGGTAGAGGATTCTATTACTGCTCTTGAGCTGCGAGCAGCTACTGTCGGGATGTCTGCCCGAGCAGAGGCCCTGTATCGCGCAGAGCTAAATAACGCAACGCAAGCAGAGAAAGATCGGATAAACGCCGCGTTCGATACCATTGATGCTCATCAGGAGCAAATGAAGACTGCTCGGGACAGGGCTGCGGCAGACAAGAAGTATGAGCGCGAGCGTGCTGCCGCGATTGCTAATAATCAGAGGCTCGTCGAGAACTATGGTCAGGCTTTTGAGAACAGCCTAAACAAGGATCGAGATGCCCGTAACGCAGCGCGTCAGGCAGCAGTAAATTACCTTGAGACCGTCTTGCGGATGAATGAGACGGAGCAAGAATCTTTCGATCGCATGATTACGGATCGTCGGAACAAGATAGAAGCTGATCGCAAAAACAATCTTCTTACTGAGGCCGAGTATCAGGCCGCTAAGACAGAGATAGATCGGGCCGAGAACGAGAAGAGGGCCGAGAATGAAAAGAGGATTGCAGCAGAGCGTACTAAGTTTCTGCTAAGCCTTGAAGACGCGCTTATGTCTGGCAAGTCCGACAGAGCGAAGGCCGCGTTCCGTCTAGCTGTAAACCTGATGAATGCCGAGAAGCGCGAGAACGCAGAGAACATTATCTCTGAGTCCTATGTGGCTGCTATGAAGGCATACAGCGCAATGGCTAAGATTCCATTTGTAGGCCCTGCGCTTGGCGCTGCTGCCGCTGCTGCGGTTCTTGCTACTGGTACTGCCTATGCCGCTGGTGCGTTGTCTGGTCGAGCCTTGGGTGGTCAGGTCCGCCCCGGAGAGTCGTATATCGTCGGCGAGCGTGGTCCTGAAGTGTTGACTATGGGTAACGCTGGCGGGCGGATCGCTACGAACGAGTCCATGCGGGGATCATCCCCGAGTCTGGTCTACTCCCCTACGGTAAACATCTCTGGTGGCGCGACTGAACAGGATCGCGCCTTATTCACTGCCCAATTGCGCCAGCAGAAGGCGGAGATCGCTGACCTATTAGCCCGGAGGCGCTTCTAATGCCGCTGACAATGCCCTCAGTACGCCCTACGGACACTTCTTGGACCATAGTATCCAACTCCCGGCAATTCGTATCGCCTCTCACAGGGGCCATACAGACGGCTCAGAGGACGGGTAACAGGTGGAGGGCATCTCTGTCTTTCCAGAACCTGTTCGACTCTGACAGGGCTGCTATGCAGGCGTTCCTGTCTCAGTTGCAGGCGACGGCCAACAACTTCTACCTCCAAGACCATGGTTACACTCGTAGAGCTGATGGTGATGGTACGCCCCGCGTTAATGGTGCCTCAGAGACTGGGAACGAGATTGATACGGACGGCTGGACCTCTGGTACTTATGCGATGCTGGCAGGCGATTTCTTCGAGGTGAACGGCGAGCTGAAGATGTGCGTAGCAGACGCCACGATCACGGCAGGAGCGGCTACGATTCAATTTGTCCCCGAGCTACGGTCTACGCCAGCGGATAACACTGAGCTAGAGATCGACACGCCTAAGGGCATCTTCCGCCTCATCTCTAATGAGTCCTCGTGGTCGAACCGCTCCCCGGTTATCTCATCGTTTACCTTCGACGTGGTAGAGGATGTGATCGCATGAGCCGGGGTCTAGACTCTAATAACGTCAACGCCGTAGACGGGGCCGTAGTTCGTCCTGTCGTCTTCTGTGAGATTAAATATGACTCTCCTACAGGAACCCTCTACCTGCACGACAATATTGGCGATATTACTGCTGACGATTGGTCTGGTACTTCCAGAACGTGGCTAGGGTTAGGTGATTTCGGGTCCATTTCGACCATTGAGGAAGGAAAGGATATCTCCCCCTACAAGGTTGACCTAGTCCTTTCTGGGATTGATTCAACGATTGCTAATGCCCATCTTGCAGACGATACGATCCTCCGTGATGTGTATTTATCCATTGGATTCATTGGCTTAGACCGCGTTGTCCTATCTGATCCTCATCCTATGTGGTACGGGAAGATTGACGATGTACAGGTAGCCGTAGGAAATCAGTCCGTTATTCGGGTTTCCTGTGAATCCCATTTAGCTGCTTTCGAGAAGACCAATGGCCGCCTTCAGAACGACGCTGACCATCAGGCAGAGTTCTCTGGCGACCTGTTCTATAAGTATCTACCCCAAATGGTCGAAGCTAAGTTCCGCTGGGGTGGTAAGACGCAAACCTATGGGACCGGCAATCCTACGGCGGGCCTGTTTGATGGTCGCGGGATGGGGAACATTGGGTTGTGACCAGATACGAAGCCGTCAAAGCAGCGGTGCGGAAGTTTGAAGATGCTCCCTTTGATTATGGGGCCTTTGATTG